ATGTTGAAAAGACGGGAGAAGGCGTTGACGAAATTTTGAAACGCTTTGGGTATGATGGCATTGATGCAATAAATACCTATGTTATTTTCGACAGCAATCAGGCGAAATATATTACTAACGAAAAGCCAACTGCAAGGAATGATCTCCGCTTCTCCCGCGCCGCCACACCAACGGAAGAGGACAAACTCTATCTTTCGGCTGTTCAGAACGGCGACACCGCATCCGCGCAGAAGATGGTGGACGAGGCGGCGGAAAAGGCATTTTCAAAAAGCAAAATCCGTAGTAGTGATGGAAAACTTCGGAAAGTTTATCATGGTACAAACCAAAAGAACTTCACAATTTTTGACTATAACAAGATTGGGACGGCAAACGATCGCGGATGGTATGGGAGAGGATTTTATTTTGCATATACAAGTGGAGAAGCATCATATTATGGAGACAGAATAATTCCTGCATATATTAACATTATTCATCCATTTGACTATGAGGCTGAACTTGGGAAATACACTAATCAAAATACAAATACGGAAGGAGATTTGGCAGCATTTGTTATAAATCTCGTTGAAAAGTTTCCGAATTTAGCAAATAATTTGTATATAGATGCAAAATCCTATTCTAATGAAAACAAAAAAATTTCATTCAAAGATTATGCAAATCAAATCCTTTCTATTTACAACGATGACAAACTAAAAATCTATCAATCAACAAACAGATTTGGAGAAGAAGTATATATATATGAGTATAACGGAGATCTAAATAATTTTGCACTTCGTCATGCTCAATATATAACAAAAGATCGCGCGGAAAAGTCAAGATTAAATGCAGCAACCGCCTATGTTAATAACAAATATCTTGATATAGACACTCACATTCCAGAATATTATATGAAAATTTTATCTTCTGAATTTTCAAAAGAACTACAAAAAAGAGGGTATGATGGTGTAATTCAAAGCGATGATGGAGATGAAGTGGTTGCATTTTATCAAAATCAAATCAAATCCGCCGACCCCGTGACCTACGACGACGACGGCAATGTGATCCCGCTGTCCGAGCGGTTCAACGAGCAGAACGCGGATATTCGCTTCTCCCGCGCTCCGCAGACTGACACCGAGCAATTCAAGCGTTGGTTCGGTGACAGCAAAATCGTCAATGATGACGGAACGCCGAAGGTCATGTATCACGGAACAAAAGGCGACTTTACCGTGTTTGACAGATCCCGATCCGGGGAGAACTACGGCGGGTACAATGCCGCCGGTGGAGGCTTTGACTTTACGGACAGCGAAAGACGCGCAAGACTTTGGGGTGCAAAGGCAAAGGGAACAGGCCCGGTTCGAGTAATCCCAGTTTACCTGAAAGCAGAAAAAACTTTCTATTCCTATAATGGTGCGGTTGATCCCGCGCTTGAAGCAATTCTGCCAGAAGACCTTACTGAAAAAGAGCGTACGGATGCCATGAGCAATGGGGCAACATTCCACAAAGTTGTAAGCGAAAGTGGGATTGATTTTGCAAAAGAAATTCAAAAGTTTGGTTATGACTCCTATGCCATGTATCCGGGTGATGAGAATATCGCTGTCTATTCTCCCACGCAAATCAAATCCGCCACCGACAACATCGGCACCTTTGATCCTTCAAATCCTGATATTCGGTTCTCCCGCGGTCTGAACGCCCGCGTTGCGGCGAACAACACCGGCGAGCGCGTGTTCTCCAAAAAGGTGGCAAAAGCCGCTATCGATACCATTATGGAGTCAAACCTCGTGTTCGGGGACGAGTATTCCACCCTGCGCGGCACCATTCGTGGGAAGGGCAGGATCATTGACGAACTGTTCTACAAACTGAACAGAACGCAAAACCGGGACTATCAGCGCGCCGTGGCAAACAGCATTGCCGACCAGATCATTGACAGCACGGTGCTGACCGAAACCTATTCCGCGTTTGCCGAGCAGGATGCCGCGAACATCGAACAGGCAAAACGGATCGCCGAGATGATGAGCGGTTATCGTCACGGGATCAAGTTCAAGAACATTGAAGGCGACGTCAAGTACGCAAAGGATGATCGGTGGGCAGGATACAAACTCCAATGGGCTGCGAAAGAAGGCGACCCGCTCGCCGTATCCGCAGATCAACTGGTCGATGCGTTTGACGAGATCGGCGTAAAGATCGATGCTGTGAACGACGCCGACATCTTTCTGGAAGCGATGCGGCTTTATGAGAACGCGCGCGAAACGATCAACAACGCGGTCTATAAGGTCAAACTGTCCGAGTACGGCTCCCAGGAAGAACTTGCCCGGATGAAAAAGACCATCTCCGATGAGATCATGTCTGTGTTTGAGAACGGCGGCGAGCGGAGCAAATTCAGCAAAATGGTTTCCAGGTACACCGACCAGATCAAGTTCATGCGCGAGATGTGGAAGGTGTCGAAGAAAGTCAGCGAGATCAAGATGGAAGGCAAGCGGTTTGCGTCGGATACCCGAAGCCCGCAGCTGAACGCCGCGATCTCTCTGCTGAAAGGCATGACGAGAGGTTCTAACCTGATCCCCGGAAGGGCGCGTGAAGTCTGCCGGAACCTTTCCGCATGGTATTCTCCGGAAAACAATCTGTTCAAAGCGGCAGAGGGTGAAACGGATGAGCGCGGAGAAGGGATCAAGACCAACCGCTTCTTCAATCCGCAGATCCATGAGATGATGGAAACCATCGGAAACGGAGAAGGTGGGCTGACCGCTGCGGAGATCACCGACCTGTCCCATATCATGGACTTCATGGCGAACTTTGCCAAGACCTACAAGCGCGTTTTCCAGAACGGACGGTACGTGGACGCAGACACCATTGCGGAAGCGGACATCTCGCTTGCAAGAAAGGCAAAGCACGGTTATGCGAGAAACGCGGTCGTCCGCTTCGTTCAAAAGACGGCGGAGGACTACGGGATGTTTGTGTTCGATCCCGCAACGGTTGCGAGAATGGCTGACGGCTACCGCAATGGGTTCTTCACGCACTTGCACGAAGAGATGCGCGAGGCGGCTCTCCAAATGGCGGCTGTCAGATACGAACTGCAAACCGCGCAAAGCGAGTTCTACAAAGAGCATAAGGGCTACGCTCCCGAAAAGCGCATGGTGACGGTCCGCGGCGTGGAAATGCCCGCCGACTTTGCCATCTCGCTCTACATGACCGCAAAGCGCAAGCAGTCCTGGCTCGGTCTTGTCCAGTCCGGCTATCGTTTGTTCCTGGAAGACGGCGATGTAAGCGCAAAGGCGCTCGGAGCAAAGGACGAAGTTTACACCGACGAACAGTTGGCGGACATCGTAAAAGGGTTCCGTTCCGAGATCGACCGGGTGCTGACGGATACCGACCGCGCGTATATCGCCACGGTAGAGGGCGTCCTGAAACGCGCAGGGGAGTTGAAGATGGAGCGCGACATCCAGCGCATGGGCTTTACGAACGCGACCGAGGATTACTACTACCCGATCCTGCGCGCACACATGGCAAAAGAGTTTGACGCTGACCTTGCGTCCGGGAAGGCGGGGTACTTTGATACGGTTACCAACCTTTCCATGAACAAGGATACGGTGAAAAACAATGCTGAACTCGGCATCCAGTCCGTCAACCAGGTTATCTCCCGCCATATCGACCAGACCGCGATGTACTACGGGCTTTCCAATATGGTGGACAACTTCAATATGCTTTCCAACCTGAACCTTTCCGACAATCCCGGCAAGCCGGAAACAATGTTGAGAACGGCAAACGAGTCGATCTTTGGAAAGAAGGCAATGCAATACTTCCAAAAGATGCTGAAAGACCTGGAAGGGGTTTACTACGCAGACCCGTCGGAGAAGAGCTGGAACCGTCGAATCGACAAGCTGCGGTCAAACGCAGCTGTCGCCGCGATCGCCGCAAATCCGAAAGTCATTGCAACGCAGTTCTCCTCGCTGTTTGCCGGTACCGCGATCCTCTCTCCGCGCGACATTGCAAAGGGAATTACGATCACGAAGGTCGGCAAGTATTCCGATGTGGACAAGTACAGCGAAGTCGCCCGCCTGCGTAACGCGAACCTGGAAGCCGCCCGCGCGGAAACGATCACCGATAAGGTCGGGAAGGTCGGAGAGTTTGCGATGCGTCCGGTTGCCGCAACCGACCGGCTCGTGGTGCAGATCGAGTTTGGTGCCTGCCAAGCGTATGTTGAAAGAACGCAGGGGCTTGCTATCGGAACCGAGGAAAACCTTGTAGCCGCCGGGAAACTTCTCAACCGCGTGATCAACGAAACCCAGCAGGGCGCGAACCTGACCGAGAGATCGGCTATGGCGCGTTCCAGCAACCCGATCTACAAAGGTCTTGCAATGTTCCGCAACGACGCGGTCAAGCAGATCGGGCGCGTGATCGACGGCTTCGGAGAACTCGGCGCGATCAAAGAGGACCTGCGGACGGAAACGGACTCCGCAAAGATCGAAGAACTCAAAGGACGGCAGAAAACCGTTCGCCGGAAGACGGCAAAGGCGGTCGGCGCGCTCGTCGGTGCGTCCATGTATCAGGCGTTGATCGGATTGCTCTTTGCCGCGTTCCTCAACCGCTTGAAGGACAAAGACGACGATGAGATTGCCCGCGACGTGGTTGTGGACAGCGTTGCCGGTATGTTTACGGGACTTCCGATCATCAGCCAGTCGATCGAGTTCTTCACCGACGGTTACGGCGTTGAAGATTTTACGATCTCCTCTTTCAACGACTTGCTGCAATCCACGCAGGACATGGGGAAGGTTATCGGCGGAAAGGCAACGGAAGGCGAGGTCAAGAGCGCGATCCGCGGCGCGATCTACTCCGGCGGGAAACTGCTTGGCATTCCTACCCGTAACGCTTACAACTATTTCTACGGGACGGTCAACACTATCAACGAGTATGCGGGCTATCAGGTTCACGGACTGCTCTATTCCGACAACTATAAGTCCGAACTCTACAAGGCACTCAACGATGGCAACACAGACCGCGCGCAAATGCTTGGGAGCCTGCTTGTTGACTCTTCCTTCGGCGGGTACTCAAAAGCCACAAAGGACGCGATCAAGCCGTTGGTCGCCGCCGGATACACCGTTCTCCCGCGCACGGTAGGGGACAGCATCACCTATGACGGGCAGGAATACAAACTGACCTCCCGGCAAAAGGCGCGGTTTCAGAAGGTGTACGGACAGGCAAGCGCGGCGGTTCAGAAGGTGGTCGCCCTGCAATCCTATCGGAAACTCTCGGACGAAGTGAAGGCAAAGACCATCAAGCGCATCTACGATATGTACTACAACCTTGCGATTGATGATCTGCTCGGCACGGATACCGAGGACAAGACCGTTCTGTTCTCCTATGCCATCGACCCGGACAAGCTCGCGTTGATCGTAGCACAGGCGCAGTCCTTGCAAGCGGATACCGACAAAAACGGAAACGCAATCGCCGGTTCCAAAAAGCAGAAGGTTGTAGCGTATATCGGCGGACTGAAACTGACCGCCGCGCAGAAGTTTATGATCATGGGGTATCTCGGATACCGAAACGCGAAAGGAGAGGAGCAGGTCAAAGCCTACATCAACAGGCTCGGAGCGCTTTCCAAAGCCGAAAAGAAAACGCTCTTTGAATATAGCGGCTATGCGGCATAAAGAGGTGTCCTATGAAAAAGGACTATTCTTTCAGATGCCGTGACGATTGGCTGTATCTGATCGAGCAATGGATCTTGAACGAGCGGCACCGAATGATCATCAAACGCAGGATCATAGACGGCGTAACGCTGGAAGAACTTGCGGAAGAATTTGATTACTCGGTGTCGCAGATCAAGAACATTGTGTATGCCTGCGAAAAGAAACTCATTGAAGAAGCAATGAAACTGAAATAAGCCCTGGGGCTGTCATTTGACAGCCCTTTTTTTATGTCCAAAAACTGTCCGAAAGATAGCCGGAACCTGACTTTTGAAAGGTTCCGGTTTTTGGTATCATGGTATCAGAAACAGGAAAGCGGGTGATAGACCATGTGGCAAGCATACAATCCGAACCCCGTCGGGCGTTCGGTGGGAGATTGTGCCGTCCGTGCTTTGACAAAGGCGTTGGATACAGATTGGGAAACCGCCTATGCAAAGATCGCGGCGGCAGGGTTCAATATGGGCGATATGCCGTCGAGCAATTCTGTCTGGGGAGCAGTCCTGCGGCAGAACGGATTTTACCGGGAGAACATTCCGAACGAATGCCCGGCTTGTTATACTATCGAGGATTTCTCGGTAGATCACCCGCGCGGCATTTATGTCATCGGCTTTGACCAGCACGTTGCAACCATGATCGACGGCGTTCTTTATGACAGTTGGGACTCCTCGAAAGAGATTCCACAATATTTTTGGTACAGAAAGGATGAAGAAAGATGAACGGTTACTATCAGCAGCCACAGCCATTCCAGAACGGAGGCATCGTCCGTGTTCGCAACGAGGCAGAAGCGCGGGACTATCCTGTTGCACCAGGCAACAGCGTGATCTTAATTGACAACAGCGTTCCGTACCTCTACGTCAAGACCATGTCCTACTCCCAACTTGATCCGCCTCGCTTTGAGAAGTTCCGGCTTGTACGGGAAGAACAGCCCGCACCGCAGGCTCCGGCAAAGCCCGTTGAGTATGTCACGCGGGCAGACTTCGAGGCACTCAAAGCAGAGATCGAGAAACTGAAATCCCCTGTAAAGGAGGAGCAGACCGATGAACAACGCACCGTTTAACATCAACGCCATTATGGGGCAATTCCAACAGTTCATGCAGAACCCCGCCGGGTTCCTTGCCCAGCGGCGCTTGAACATTCCCCAGGGGTTGCAGAACAACCCGGCAGGGGCGATCCAGTATCTGCTCAACAACGGGGCAATGTCCCAGGATCAGTACAACCAACTGCGGCAGATGGCAGAGCAGGTTCAGCAAAACCCGCAGTTCATGCAGATGTTCGGTCGCAGATAATTTGGTACCAACTTTCCGGCGCGCAGAAAGTTTGTATAAATATTCAACCGAAAGGAAACAAGAAAAATGGCACTCACAGAAGAAAATGGCGGCACCGGGATGGTCATGCCCGTTGCTCCCATCGGCAATGCCGGATACGGCTACGGCGCACCTGTCGCTGTTCCTTATGGCGGCGGGTTCGGCAGTGGCTTTGGCGGCGACTTCAACTCCCTGATCGTCCTGTTCCTGTTTGCCGCTATGTTCGGCGGCTTTGGCAACGGTTTCGGCGGCAACGGCGGAAACGGTGCTTTCCCGTGGCTCCTTGCGAGCAACACGGACAACGGCGTACAGGCTGGGTTCAATCAGGCGGCTACCGCCGGAACGCTCGCCGGTATCCAGAACTCTCTGACCACAGGGTTCTCCAACGCGGAAGTGTCTGCTTGCAACCGTGCTATGGATGCGTTGCAGACCGCGTACCAGAACCAGATCGCCGACCTGAACCGCTCCTTTGCGGCGCAGACGGCGAACACCTCCGCTCTCAACGGCATTCAGAGCCAACTCGCCCAATGTTGCTGCGACAACCGGGCGGCGGTTGCGGATCTGAAATACACCGTTGCTACCGAGGCTTGCGCTGACCGCAACGCGATCAGCAACGCTCTCCGCGATGTTCTCACCGCGAACACCGCCTCCACCCAGCGCATTCTCGATCAACTCTGCAACGACAAAATCGACGCAAAGAACGAGAAGATCGCCGATCTGGAACGGCAACTCACGATGGCGAACCTCGCCGCGTCGCAGGGCGCGCAGACTGCCCGCATTCTTGCGGACAACGCCGCGCAGACTTCCGCTCTGAAACAGTACCTCGCTCCCACGCCTCGTCCGGCCTGGATCGTCCAGAACCCGAACTGCTGCGCTCCGAACTACGGCTGCGGCTGTGGTACCGGGTTTGCCAACTGATTGAGGTACTGACATGGCAAGGTATATTACGTCCACCGATCAGAATGTTGCTCTGAACGGCACCATTCCGTTCGATATTGTATCTATTCCGTGTAACAAGGGATGTGTAATCCCGCTTACGACCGGAGTTCTTACATTGCGTAGCGGTATCTCAAACCCCGCACGATATGACGTTACGTTGCAAGCGAACGTAGCGATTCCAGAAGGCGGTGCAGTCACTCCTATCGCAGTAGCCATCACGATGAACGGTGTAGCGCTTCCGGACAGTGTAGCCATTGTCACACCTGCCGCCGCAGAGGATGTTTGGCATATCAACACGTCCATACCGATCACTGTTCCGTGCGGCTGTTGCGTATCCATTTCGGCTGCTTATGTTGACGCAACGGAAGACAACGCAACGGTAACGCCAACTCCCTCGATCTTCGTTCGACGGAACGCTTCGTTGACAGTAAACAGAACAGCATAACGGGAAGGAGGAAAAAACGATGCACACCGAATTTCTTTACAAACTGAAAGAGAAACTCCTGGAAAAGTTGGAAGAATACTCGAAAGGGGAAATGTCAACCTCTACCTTGCAGTATGTTGACACTCTTTCACACGCTGCGAAAAACATCTGCAAACTCATCGAGGCAAGCGAGATGGAAGAATACAGCGGAGCCGACGGCGGGTCTTATGAGGGAGAGTCGTATCGGGGTTCCTACGCGAGAGGAATGTCCAGACGCGGCGGCTCGTATGCTATGAGCCGAGCGGATGGTGGCTCGTCTTACAGACGCAGACGGGACAGCATGGGCAGATACTCCCGTGAAGGCGGGTACTCCCGGAACGATGAAATGATCTCCGAGTTGCGCGAAATGATGGAAGGCGCACCCGACGATCGGACGCGCGAAGACTTCCAACGCCTGATCTCCAAAATGGAGCAGATGTAACCATCCCGAAAGGGGAGAGCCGGGGCAATCGTCCCGGCTCTTTTTGCATTATGTTTGTGCCTAATTTGTGCCTAATCAAAAGACAAAAGGCGTATTTAAGCCGCGAAATGGTTGTCCTGTAATTTCCCACCTTCTCCGCCAAAAGGGCATATTTGTGTATAATATACACAAATATGCCCTTATTTTTGTTTCCTCTTTGGAAAATATAAACAACAAAACACAGAAAAAGCACAGTTTCGCAACGGTATAGCACAGTTATTTGTGCCTAATTTTGTGCCTAATCAAGATGCACCGAATTTAGGGCATTCATCAGCATGATTTCGTCGGTTGGCATCATGTGTGAATAGGTCTGCAACGTCTGCTGCACGGTGGAGTGTCCGAGGCGTTTTGATACCGCCGTGATTGGAACCCCGTGGGAAATCAGCATGGAAGCGTGGCTGTGCCGGAGATCATGCACACGTATCTCCTGGACGCCAGCTTTCTTTGCGTCCGAATGAAGGTGCCTTCTGATCGCCTCTGTCAGGATCGGGCGGTCGCCGCCGAACACGTAGTCCCCGTTGGCTGTCTTTTTGTATTCTTTTAGTTCGTCAACAAGGATGTCCGGCATCGTGATCGTCCGAACGCTGGATTGGTTTTTCGGCGCGGTTATGGCGTACTGCTCTTCTGTCTTGACCGTCAGGCTCTTATTGATCCGAACGGTCTTTGCGTTCAGATCAACGTCGCTCCATTGCAGGGCAAGCCCTTCTCCCCGGCGGCATCCGGTAAAGTAGAGGAAGATATAGAACATCCGATAGACCGCGTCCGGCTCCTGCTCCATAGCAAGGAAGAACTCGCGCGGCTCCCAGACCTTCATTTCCTCTTTGCGCTCGGTGTTGCGCGGCGGCTTGATCTTCCGCATGAAGTCCGAGGTTTCGTAGTAGTCCATACCGTAGGAACAGACGGCTTTCAGCAGGCGGAACAGCCCTATTTTGTAGTCGAACGACAGACCGTTGATGGACTCCAACCATTTCTGGATGACCGCCGGTTTTGCGTCGGCTATCTTGACGGTTTCAAAGAACGGTATGATCCGCTTTTCCGCCTTGCTCTTTTCGGTCAGGAAGGACGACTCGCGGTTCCGGCTCTTTTGGTATTCAAGGTATCTTCGCGTAAGTTCCGCTACCGTGATCCTATCAGGCGCGGCTTTCTGCGCTGCCTTGCGTTCCTCGGCGGACTTGATATAGTCCTCATAGGCGAACTGCGCCTCACGTTTTGTCTTATAGCCGGACAGCCGTTTCTGGTGGATCTCATTGTCCGCGCCCATTTCCCGGAACCGGCACGACCACAGCCCGGATGCGGCGTTCTTTTCGTAGGATGGCATTGATACTCCTTTACCTGCTCATTAAGGTAATTTTTCGTATATTTCCTCTATTTTCTTCATTCCAAGAACTAAATCTATATCATCTGAAACATCCATTCCATTGAAATCCTGAACACTATAAGACCCCTTCAAAAATTTAAGGGCATAGTTATATTCCCTTCCAACATAATACCCATAATAGTCCAATCTCGGATAACTTGTGTGCGTATAGTAAAATCCGTTAAGAGTTACGGAAAAATATAAATTATGCTTTGAATCATCACGGCATTCATCACAAAAAAGTTCGACTTTTGCTTTGTGACCAAGTTCCGTAATTTCCTTCGCAATTTTTGTATAGTAAGTTACCGAATCTTCCGACATATTTTTTACAGTCTTTGTAAAGAATTTTCCGCATTTATCACAATGAAATCTTTTTTCTATATCTTGTGGAACACTTGGATTTATACGAATTTGATTGTAATCTCTGTATATATAAGATGACATTTTCAATACTTTGTATTTTCTTACCAATACACCAATACTTGTTTGATTTATATTACTATCTATTGATTTGCATTCATCTGAAATAATTTCTTTTATTCTTTGATAAGCAACTTCTCTTGTTGTATATCCCTGTATTTCCATATAATGATAAATTGCGGCTTCAAGTTCTTTACATTCCATTGCATCTGCAACATCCATTAGCGGATTTAATGAGATGCTGTCGTAATTGATCGTTCCTAACAAAAAAGAATAATTATCAGGAATCATTGAATCCTGTATTTTTATCATATTGGCTTTTTGCTCTTCATCAATAAGAGAAATACGCAAACTTACCAAATGTTGCGCTGTTGATTTTGCCGTGTTTGATATATTAAACTTTTCAAGAAGTTCTAAACATTTTATGTTTAATTTGTTTTTGTAGGATGTTAAATCAACTTGTCGAGGCAGATATTTTGCTGTTTCTTTAAGCGGATCGTCCGATTCAATGATTTTTTGAATATATAGTGGTTTGATTGTCACCATATATGCGTTGCTTATTTTATCAATATTTCTTTGCTGTTGATCTTTGAAAACCTCTAAAAGTTTTGACGACATTTCCGTTTGTAATCTTTTTGATTCTCTATTCTTAAACTTTTGATAAACATAGTAAATTAAAAAAATTGAACCAATGATTACGCCAATCACAACAAATGGGATAAGTAAAAGAAAGAAATCTTCCATTAGTATTTGTCTGCTCCTTCCGCAAACTCAATTACTTTGTCCTGCTCGTCCGCGGTCATCCCGCGGAACAGATCGAGCAGGGCTTTTTCTTTTTCGGAAAGTACCACCTTGGGTTCCGCTCCCGGATCGTCCGTGTTGCCAAGAAGATAATCGGCGCTGACACCAAAATAGGACGCGATCGCAAGCAGGGAAGAATGGTTTGGCACAGTATTCTTCTTTTCCCAGTAACGAATTTGGTTCTCTCCCATTTTAACATCGGATAAAAATTGCTTTCTTGTCAGATTTCGCTCTTTCAAAAGAGCGTTTAACCGTTCGATAAACATGATGTTTTTCTTCCTTTTTTGACAAAATCTATTTACAAACAACTAAATAGTGGTTATAATAGTAATTGTGGTTATCATTATTATAGCAAATAATTAAAGTTTTGGAGCGCAAAAATGACAAAATTCGCAGATTTTTCAACAGAACAGGAAGCCGCGCGGTGCGTGGAACTCCTCAAAAGCATGGGCGAGAACGCCCGGCAGGACGGTTGTACCGTCTATGTGGAGTATTCAAAACAGTAACTTTCCCCGGATCTCCACGGCGATGCCCATGCAACGGACCGGTAATTCTTCTATTTGCTTTGCGTTGAAGTTCATCGGTTCGTATTTCGGATTCAGGGCAACGAGTGTGATTCCGTTCGGGCGAACGAGAACACGCTTTAAGGTTGCTTCCTCTCCGTTTACCATGACGGCGCAAACCTTGCCGGACTCGAACTCCTCGCACTTCCGCAAAATCACCACGTCGCCGGAGTACATCCGAGGCTCCATAGAATCCCCACGCACTTGCAGGGCGAAGTATTCTCCGCTCTTTGCCATTTGCGCGGGGATTTCTTCATAGTCGATGATCTCCTGCTCTGCCAAAATAGGAAGCCCGGCGGCAATCACGCCATAGACCGGAATCTTGACACCATCTGAATTTTCCTTCCCATACATGATATATTCAACAGTAACATGAAAATACCTTGCAATTTTAGAAGCGGCTTCAACCGATATGCTTTTTCTTACTCCTTGTTTGAGATAAACAAGAGATGATCTTGGAATGCCGACAGAGGAACACATCTGCGTAACATTTGTTCCTTTTTCTTTGCATAGGGTTTCTATTCTTTCGTAAATTTCCACAAAAACAAACCTCCCGTTTTGTGCAATCATCCAAAATGTCGCAAATGTGAAAAAATCTATTGACAAAAATTCACTTATGCGCTATAATTGTAATTGCAAATCACAAATGCGTAAAATTCGCGTGGTATAATTCACCTGAAAGCACAAAGGTGTAAACAAATTGTGAATTATACCACGCCCCCGCTTGACAAGCAAGCGGGGGGTGGCAAGCACCAAAAGAAATTATAATGTACTGTTCACCGCATTCATTATAATACACTTTTGCGTAATTGTCAATACCCTTTTGTGAAAAATTTTGAAAAAGGGAAGGAGGGATAGCGTGTCGGACTTTGGGAAGGTCGTTAAAACCGCCTTGATCAGCCGCGAGAAAACCCTGAACTGGTTGATCGAGCAAACGCGGGAAAAGACAGGTCTGTACTTCGACCGTTCCTATTACAGCAAGATGGTGAACGGAAAATGTAAAACGAACCCGCAGATCATCGCCGCGATCAAAGAAATTTTGAACATCTGACCGCGCGATGCGACCACATTCGACCAGCCGGATGTGGTATCATTAGTTTCCAAATTGCTGTCCCGTCAGCATCATAACCGGGAGAAAAGGAGAAAGATATGGAAATCAAAGAAAACCAGTTTTACATCGTAAGAGCCAACAGAGCCGGCGTGTTCTTCGGCAAGATCAAAAACGCAAACCACGATTCTGTCACCATGCAGGACGTTCGCAAACTGTTCTATTGGGACGGTGCTTGCGCGGTTGAAGAACTCGCTCTCAACGGTACGAACAAGCCGGGAAACTGCAAGTTTACGGTAACGATCCCGGAGATGGAGATCGCTGATCCGATCCAGATTATTCCCTGCACGGAAAAGGCTGTTGCAAGCATTCAGGCGGTGGAAGTATGGAAGGCGTGAGTTTAGAGCAGAAAATACAGCGGTTCCTTGCTGTTGAGATAGGCTTTGGCTACGGATGGGGCGACGGAATTGGCGACGGAAGTGGCGACGGAAGTGGCTACGGAAGTGGCTACGGAAGGGACGACGAAAGTGGCGACGGAAGTGGCGACGGAAGTGGCTACGGATGGGGCGACGGAAGTGGCGACGGAAGTGGCTACGGAAGTGGCGACGGAAGTGGCGACGGAAGTGGCGACGGATGGGGCTTGAAATCCTTTAATGGGTTGAAGGTCCATTCCATTGATAGTATTGAAACCGTAATCATGTCTGTTCATTTGAGCCTTGCAAAGGGTTTCACCATCGCAGACGATCTCACAACGCATCCTTGCTATATTGCCAAAGGAAATAATCTTTTTGCTCATGGGGAAACTGCGAAAGCCGCACAAGAGGCTCTCCGAGAAAAGATTTTTGATAATTTGGACGATGATGAGAAATTGGATGCCTTTCGATCCGAGTTTCAGGACTTTGACAGAAAATATCCCGCAAAAGTCTTTTTCGATTGGCACCATAGGTTGACAGGCAGTTGCGAGTTCGGAAGAACTCAATTTTGCAGGAACCACGGGATCAATCTTGATACGGATGAATATTCCGTCCGGGATTTTGTTCGCATCTGCCAAAATGATTACGGCGGGGAGATCATCAAAAAGATATTGGAGGACGAGCCATGACCATGGACGAAATCATAAAGCGGTTGGAAGCAGGCGGACCGATCATTGCCCCGGATGGGGACGTAAAAATCATTCCGGCTCCTCAATTACAGGACGCGAGAACCGCGGTGCTGACCTATGAGAACATCATGGAGCGATACTGCTGCGGGATCAACCGGGCGAAAACGATCATCCGCTCCGTCCGCGCCTGTTGCGGTGGCGGGAAACTTCCGCAAGGAAAAATCCTCGCCTCGGAACTTGCCTACTGGGAGAGCCTACCCATTAAGAAGGAGGTGAGGATATGAACTACTTTATAGAATCGCTGGAACGGATGCTCCGAACCATCAACGAAGGGTTGGAGGAGTGCTACGAAAACGGGCTTCACTTTCTGCCGGAGTTTGGTCTTATGATCAAACAGAAGCTCGTGATCGAGAAAGCTCTCCGCGAGATGCGGAAGATCCAGGCAAAAGCGGAACGCATGATCGGCGGTCGCCGGACCGAGAAGATCACCTGCGAAGATCCCGACTGGGCAAAAAGATAGCCCGCCGTTGTAGCAGCAACGCCGGGCAGGAGAAAGGTGTTTGGGAAATACCTTTTCTCCATTATACTACAACAAATTCAATTTGTCAAGAGAAAAGGAGAAAAAATGAGATTTATTTTAGACACAGAAGAGAAAGCAGCACGGCAGGCGAAGCTCTGCAAATTGGGGTTTGCCCAAGAGGTTATCGCCTCACGGATGCGATTTTACGATCCGGTTTGTCTCAAAAACGTTCCGTTTGAAGAAATTGAAGCTGAATTGGACGAACTGTTAAACGATGCTCTTGCGGTTGTGGATGCGGTCTGCATTGCTGATGTTTTGAAGAAAGGGGGCAAGTGATATGGCAACTCTTTATGAGATCGATCAGCAACTGCTGAATCTGGTAGATCCGGAGACCGGGGAGATCACCGACGAGGAGGCGTTCTCAAATCTGATGATGGAGAAGGACACCAAGCTCTCGAACATTGCGCTCTGGTGCATGAATCTCCGTTCGGATATTGAACAGTACGAGAACGAGATCGACCGTTTTAATGCGAAGATCGAGAAGGCGCAGAAAATGTATGATCGGATGTTCAGCTATCTGGATTACGCGCTGCAAGGAAACGCTTGGAAGGATGCTTCCGGACGGGTATCCTGCAAGTACACCAAGAGCGAGACCGCAGAGATCGACGATGAGTCGCTTCTCGCGGAAGAGTTCTTCCGTACAAAGACAATAAGAACGGTTAATAGAGCCGCGATCCGTAAAGCGTTCTCGGACGGGAAAGAAGTTCCGGGCGCTCACATGGAAAAACACATGAATCTGAAAATCGAGTGAGGTAGTTATGGGAAATCTGGATTTATATGATAAGGTACGGTCAGTTCCGAAGGAAGCGCAGAAGCCGATCATAGGCGGACGGCTGAAAGGCATGACCGACATCAACCCGATGTGGCGAATCAAGACGCTGACCGAACGGTTCGGCGTGTGCGGCTTCGGTTGGAAACCGGAGATCGTGGAAAAGTTCATTGACAAGACGGACGGCGAATGGATCGCTACCGTGGTGATCAACCTTTACGTGAAGATGAACGGGGAATGGAGCGAACCGATCCCCGGCATCGGAGGAAGCAAGATCATTGCGGTGGAAGGAAAAGGTCCTTACGTTGACGATGAAGCCTACAAGAAGGCGTACACAGACGCGCTGTCTGTCGCGTGCAAAGCGCTGGGCATCGGTGCGGACGTGTATTGGAGCAGAGGAACCGAGAGCAAGTATCAGGAACCGGCTCAGACCGTTCCGAATCCGGCACCGTTCCCGGAAGAACCCGTTTTCGATGAGCCGCCAATTTACTATCCGAATACGCCGGTCGTTCAGCAAAAGAAGACGAAATTCATGCAGGTGCAGGAGCTTCTGAAAGCGAAACCGAACCTGAATATGGATTTGGTCGGAGAATGGATCGCAAAGAAATTCGGATGCGCGATCCCGGTCAACGACCTTTCCGATGAACAATTTGCCGCGCTTGCAGCCGCGCTGTCCAAATGAGCAAGTTCATAGCGGAGCGGTCATACAAGATGGTTGACGAAGACGGTAACATCGTGATCTCCTTTGTGGTTTCCGGCAGCAACAAAACAGCCGCTCGGATGACCGCGGAGGAGATCCGCGGAAAGCAAGTGGACGTTGAGGTGAAGGAATACCGCTCAAAGCGGTCCATCGAGCAGAACAAGCTCCTGTGGGCGCTTCTCGGCAAGATGGCGGAAGCAATGAGCGGATATTCCCGGCGCACGACGGTGGAAGAGTGCTATTGCATGATGTTGGAAGAGACAAACGCAAGATGCGATTTCATGCTTGTACTGCCGGAAGCAGAACCGAGACTGCGCGAGGTGTTCCGTGTTGTTCGCAAGATCGGGGAACGGAACGTGAACGGAAAGAACCTGAATATGTATCAGGTGTTCATCGGTTCCAGCCATTACAAGACCGATGAGATGTCAAAACTGATCGAGGCAACGCTTGATCGGCTTGCAGAGTTAGGCGTTGACGATAGCGAGATCCAATCCGCGAGACACGAATACAAATTTATGGAGGAATAAAATGGCAGCACTCAATCTTAACAAAGTGATCCTATGCGGTCATATCACGGCAGACCCAGAGTTTCGGCAAACAACAAACGGCACGTCAGTAACGTCGTTTACGCTTGCGGTCAACCGGAGATTCAAAGCAGATGACGGGAAGCAACAGACCGATTTCATTTCGGTTGTTGCATGGAAAGGAACGGCGGAAGTTATTGCTAAATACTCCAGAAAAGGACATTCGCTATGCGTAACCGGATCGATCCAGACACGCAAATGGATGGATCAGAACGGAGGCACGCGGTACGCGACCGAGGTCATCGCTGACGAGGCGTATTTCGTTGACAGCAAGGAGACAGAGACGTTCGAGCCGATCAGACCGACCGCTCCCGTTGCGCCGGTTGAGGAAGCCGTGCAACAGAGGATCAAAGAGCCGCCGATCACGCCAAATTTCAGCGTGGTCACGCCGGATGAAGATCTTCCGTTCTGATAGGAGAAGCGCATGAAACCCGGCATCGACTTTTTCCCGCTCGATGTCGATTTGGATGAAAAATGGGAACTGATAGAGGCAGAGTTCGGACTGATAGGATTTTCGGTAGTCGTTAAGTTGCTCCAAAGGATTTATGGGGGACAAGGTTACTACTGCGAATGGACAAACGAGGTTGCGCTTTTGTTCACCAAGAGGCTTGGTTTGGGTGGGAGCGTCGTTTCGCAAATAGTATCTGCCGCTGTCAAAAGAGGTATTTTCGACAAAACACTATATGAGAAGTACGCGATCCTGACTTCCGGGGGAATCCAGAAACGGTACTTTGAGGCTGTCAGCCGCCGTAAAAGTGTGAAAGTCGATCCACGGTACCTTCTTGTTCCCTATACCCAAAAATCGAGCGATGACAGCAAAAACGAAGAAAATGTCAACATTTTTTCAGAAAATGTTGACAATTTCAAACAAAGTAAAGTAGAGGAAAGTAAAGTAAATAATACACCACCTATCGCGCCCGCGCGCGGAACGTATCAGAACGTTTATTTAACGGATTCGGAATACGCCGATCTGAAAGCAGCGGGAATCCCGGACTCTTACATTGATTACTTTTCCAAAAGGATAAAGGAGAGCGGGTACAACTACGACTGCCACCATGATTTCATCAGGAAGTGGTGGGAGAAGGATCGGAAGAAAGCTCCATGGAACGGGCGTCCGAAAGAGCATGAAGGCTCTTTCGACACCGACGAATTCTTCCAGGCGGCACTCCGGCGATCTCAAAATCAAAAAAAGGATAATGAACCATGACAAACAACTACAATTACAATTTCGATCTCGAAGGTCATTATTTACCCGAATCGGTTAGACGCTTTATAGAGGGGTTTATTCAGAAGTTTATTGCCGATAAACAAAAATCCGAAGCGTCAAAGTGTTTCGATAATCCTCGCATTGCAAACACATTGGCGTTACAGGATTTTCTTTTCCTGATGCGTGATCGTTACGGCTGTTACGTCACGATAAATTGGTTATTTGATATAGCCGATTTTAAGGTTACTATTACGTTAAGAAAGGATATTGAACAATGAGCAACAAACAAACCCAATGCGAGATGATCCTCGCGTACATGAAGGAAGTAGGTAGCATTACCCCGGCGGAAGCAATCGCGGAGTTTGGCTGTTATCGGCTGGCGTCGCGCATCTGCGATCTGAAACGGACACACAAGATCAAGACCGAGCGCGTTTACACCGTAAACAGATATGGAAAGCGCGTACCCTTCGCGCGGTACTCGTTGGAGGACAATTAAAGAAGCACATAAGCAACTTGATATTCAGTTCGCAATCGCCAAAAATAATGAATGGGTTAGAAGCCCTGTTTCGTATGCTCTCCATAAAGTTTTGCGTTTTTCCGACCAACAGGATCAAAAAGAAGATCAAAAGAAACACAAAAATATGGACGGAAAGGAGAATGAACAATGAATAAGTTTTATTGTGCAAACTGCGGATCAGAGATAAACGATCCAAGAGGAGTGTTTATGTTTAGAGACAACTATTTGCAAATCAAATTTTTCGATGACAACAAAAGCAACCGTTTCTGTGATGAAACTTGCGCTTGCGAGGCACTTTTAGGAGAGTTTGTAGAGCGAGATGAAATACCGCTTGATAACGACGAAGATATGGACGGAGACGAAGATATGGACGGAAAGGAGAACACCGATGCTGACACCGTTTAATCCGGCATACAGAAGCCAACCGCTCCCGGCGAACAAGTATGAGCGCGATCCGGAATATGAAGAAGCAATGCCCGTCTGCCGCTGCTCCGAATGCGGCGATGGCATTTATGAGGACGAGCAAGTGTGGGTGTTCGGGGACATGGTGTTCTGCGAAGCCTGCACAGAGGCGCACAATACCACCGCAGAGCGCGGGAAGCTCCTGAACGAGCAAACTGTCCGGCAAGAGAACAAACGCCGCGCAGAGGCGTGGAAGAAGCGGTGGGATGGCTATGAAGCATCTCGATGACAAATTTCATTTTGGAGGATAACATGGAAGATGATAATATTCCCGAATTGGCTTTATTGATAAGATATTGCTTATCTGCAAATCAGATTGAAATTTTTAACCAGAAGGATAATGTGATAAAATCTGATTGCGTATATTTTTACCTTGAAGAAGACATGGGAAAATCAATTCCTTGCTGTTCCAAAAAAGTGCATCGCGGAATTTGCAATTGCGACCAGAACAACCATTTTCTTGATAATTGCGATGGCTGTGATAGTTACACTGTAAGGGAGGTGCGCGAAAATGATCAAAGTAACGATCACGCAAATGAACGGGATGACGACCGAGAAGGTCTTTGACCGCCTGGAAGTTGCCTTCCGCTGGGCTTTGCTCAAAATTCAATCCGACGGCGTTTCTGCCGTAAATCTTGAAAAGGAGAACTGATTATGAAAAAGTTTTTGATCGCAGCAGTACAGATACTTGCAACCGTTGCGGTTGCCGCTGTCATTTGCGTTTCCGCCTTTTTTGTGGCAAAAGCAGTTGGGGAACCGGTGACCGAAAAGGACGAAATTAAGATGTGCATTGATGAGATCGTTCCGCAGTACGAGTGGGAGAACTACGCCTACACAGCGCAGAAGGCAATCGTCCGGGAGCCGGAGAAAGGTTCATACTACTACCTGATCGTCGTCTATGCCGCGGATGAAACCGAGGCACTCCACCGATATGAGTTCCTCTGCCGCGTCCGCTACTACGAGGGCGGGGAGCCTGATGTGGATGCCGATCTCGTCCGGGACGATGTATGCGAGGAGTATTGAAAGGAGCGGAAGATGACAATTTTTAACACACAGCAGGGGAAAGGTATTGGCTATCGGCTTCAATTTGAAACTGACGATAAGGACAAGTTCCTTTATATGCAGGAATGCGCCAGAAGGTGCATTGACGGGAAATTGCTGATTGGAAGACAAAGCAGACATTTCCCGATTGAAATATCTGAAACGGTGGTGTATAAAGATGACATTGACGAAGTACCACAACAAGAAGAGTAAGGGCGCGGATGGCTTCGTGTACGACAGCAAGAGAGAGCGTTCAAGATATGCTCAACTGCTTCTCTTGCAGAGAGCGGGACTTATAACCGAACTGAAACGCCAGGTGCGGTTCGAATTGATCCCAACGCAAAGAGAACAACCGACAATCTCCAAAAGAGGAACGCCAAAGGTCGGAAGAGTGATCGAACGCGCCGTTGACTACATCGCGGATTTCGTCTATATCGACAAGAACAAACAACTTGTGGTTGAGGATGCAAAGGGCAAGAGAACAAAGGACTACATCATCAAGCGGAAACTCATGCTCTTTTTCCACGGAATACGCGTCAGGGAGGTGTAGCCTATGGACAATCGGGATCGGAACGTCCGTTGCCCGTTCTATCGTCCGGGGACGCATCACACGACGAAGAATAAAAGGCTCATCGGGCAGAGAAAGCGAACGATCAACTGCAAGGGTGCCATTGCTTATCATTCCGTAAGGTTCCAGACCGTGGAGGAGCGCGCGGAATACAGCAAAAGATATTGCAAGATGAATTGCGGGGCTTGCCCGATCTACAACTGCATTGAACAGATGAACGAGGAGCAGGGTTGATCCCTGCTCCTTTAATTTTAATTGGGGGTACCACTTTTTTTTATTATTTGATAGTATGGTACCAGATGAATTGCGGAGGTGGTATTTATGCCTATTATAAGCGGGCTTATATGGAATATCATCAACGCTATCAAGGCATTGTTTGGGGGTGGAAAGCGTGCCTAAACCTACTGATCCGCAGACTTTGGAAAAGGTGCGCGCATTGCTTGCAAGCGGTGTCGGTGTGAACGAAGTTGCCCGGCAGGTCGGAATGTCCTCTGCGGGCGTTTCCGGGTTGAAAAAACGGCTTGAACAGGATAAATCTTTCGAGCAGGAGCGAGCAGATAAAAAACAGGAGTTCATCGAACTGGCTTGGCAAGCCGCCGCAAAGGGCATTCGGATTGTGAACGCCAAACTGGATGACATCGAGAAAAGCCAGGAACTTGCCGCAAAAACGGATATGCGCGAGATCTCCACCGCTGTCGGAACGATGATCGACAAAGCCCGGCTCGCCGCGGGAGAGTCCACGCAGATCGTTGGTGGAAAGGTCGAACTGATGAGGTTTGAGGATCTATGACGGTCATTGACATCATCAACAAGCGAAAAGACCGCTGGGCGAACGGATACCCGGAGAAGGAGATCAAGCCGCACGATCTGGAATACGATAAAGCGTTGGTGCAGACGGGCGTTGAGCAGTTGCTCCGCTCGCGTGAGATGATGCAGGAAGTCCTGGACAAGCCGTATCTGCTGATCGAGGCGTGCTTCTACGTCGTTGACAAGGAGAAGAACACGGTTCCGTTTTTCCTAAACGAGATCCAGCAGGCGTTCATCCGCGAGTTGGAAACGCAGGGAACCGAGCGTCCGTTCTTCATTCTCAAAGGGCGGCAGCAGGGGTTCACCACGCTGATCACGGCGATCCAGTTGTCCTACGCGATCACGCACAAGAACTTCTCCGGCTTTACGCTCGCGGACAGCGCGGACAACACCGAGGCGATCTTCACGGACAAGGCAAAGACGGTCTATGACCGCCTGCCGGAACTGCTGCATCCGCACGAGAAGTACAGCAACCGCCGGGAGTATTTCTTCGACAAACTGAACTCTTCCTGGCGTATCTCAACGGCAACGTCGGATGTAGGGCGTTCACGGACGCTGAACTTCGTTCATTTCTCCGAGGTTGCGTTCTTCCAATGCTCCCTGAGCGATCTGCAAGCCGCCATCCGTCCCGCCATCGTGCAGGGCGCGTTCGTGGTCTATGAAACGACCGCAAACGGCTTCAACGACGCGAAAACGCTGTGGGACAGCGGTTCCTGCGTCAATCTGTTCTATGAGTGGTGGAGATCCCCGGAATACCGCTCCAAACATCTGGAACTGCTCAATACGGACGATCCGTGGCTTGCTGACCGTCTTTCGTGGCTACGTTCCCGCGGGCTGGACGACGAGCAGTTGGCGTGGTACGCCGACACCTACAACGGCTATATCGAGAAAGACAAGATCCGGCAGGAATACCCCTGCACGCCGGAAGAGGCGTTCCTGTTCTCCGGCGACTCCGTGTTTGACGTGCAGAAGGTCACCGAGGCGATGAACCGCGCGCTCGCGCATCCGAAACTGACGAGGCGCGGGTACTTCACCTACCGTTCGGTGGAAACGCCGCTGAAGGACGAGAAGGGGAACAAGGTCGGCGGCACATGGACGATCGAGGACATCCAATGGGTGGACGATCGGAACGGCATGATCAAGATCCACGAGGAGCCGCGCGAGCATAAGGACGCGCAGGAAATTGTGGACGGGCAAGCCCCGTATGTGATCGGCGCGGATACTTCCGGGAGCGGTCTGGACTTCTGGGCGGCGAAGGTCATCGACAACATGACCAAAAAGACCGTTGCAACGCTGCACAAGCAAAGTCTTGACGCGGATAAGTTCACAGAGCAGTTGATCTGCCTGGGGCAGATGTACCACAATGCGCTGATCTCCATTGAGATCAACCTCTCGCCGTACCCGATCATCGCGCTGACGCGGAAGTACAACTACACGAACGTCTATATGCGGGAGCGGTACGACAAGACCTACGACGAGCGGACGCAGGAGCCGGGCTTCCTCACCAACAAGGCGACAAAGCCCGCCGCCATTGACAATTTGGTTATGCTGTTCCGGGAGTTCCCGGATATTGAGTGCGACCCAGAAACGCTCCACGAAATGGCTGTGTTCGTCCGCAAGGAAGGCGGAAAGATGGAAGCCGTTGACGGGGAGCATGACGACCTTGTGATGGCTCTTGCGATCGCTCACATGAGCGCGAGCCAACAGACCATCTCCTGGTTGCCGGTGGAGCATAAGATCCCGGACGATCTCAAATGGTTCTTTGGAGAGAACTACGGGCGCGATGATGATAACAGCCTCGCCGCAGGGATGCGGTGGGACGATTTTTGAGGAGGAACGAGGATGTTTTGGAGTCTTAAAGAAGCACAGAAAGAGATCGAACGGCTGAAAACGGAACTGGAAGAAGCAAGAGCCGAGATCAAACGGCTGAACAAGCAGATTGCGGAAAAGGACGTGGACAGCCGGACGTTCATTGACGAATACATCAACGGTCCAGAAGATGACAGAACGGAGGTGCAGAGGTGGGCAACGAGCAACAGATGACTTCTCCCCTGTGGGAGGACAGAGAAAATGCGCGGGAGTATCTCGCGGCGGTCGGGCTTGCAAAGAACCTTCCGCTGTTCGTTCGTTTCTATGACGGAGACCAATGGGCGCGGGCAACCGATGCCACGCGGAATATGCCTCGGCTTGTCACGAACATCATCAAGATGATCTGCCGGAACAAGAAGTCCGCGATCCTCTCCACGCCCGTCCGCATCGTTTACAAGAGCGAGGACGACAGGAGCGCGGAGAACTTCACCCGCTTCTCCGACTACATTCAGAAGGAGATCGGGCAGGATGACCTTGACAAGCAGGCGGTAGGCAGCGGCGTAAAGAAAGGCACCTACATCTTCCACTACTACTGGGACGCGGAGGCGCGTGGCAGAAAGGGACAACTCCCCGGCGGGCTTCGGTGTGAACTGATCGACCCGCTCAACGCCTATTTTGCGAACCCGGCGGAGCCGGACGAGCAGAAGCAGAAGTGGATCATGTTTGAGAGCCGCGAGGAAGTCCAGGCAGTCCGCGCAAAGGCGGACAAGGGTATCAACCCTGATATGATCACAGAGGACGAGCAGGACAGCCTGTACCCTGCGAAAGAGCAGAAGGGAACCCCCATGTGTACTGTCCTGACGCGGTACTTCCGCAAGGACGGGGAAGTGTACTGCGAGAAGGCGACGAAATCGGTGATCTTCAACGCCGCGTACCCCATCACGCCGGATCTGAACCGCGCGTTGGAGGATATTCGGAGCGCGGAGCCTTACGCGGATGAAACCACGAAGAAAAAGGCGAAGGAAGACCCCGGCAACAACGCGATGCCGGATAAGCCCGGAGAGGGCAAGCAGACGATCTCGGACAGCACGAAAGCCTATCTCTACCCGGTCGTCGTGGGAAACTACGAACCGCGCGAAAACAGCATCTACGGGCTTGGCGAGGTCGAAGGGCTTGTGAGCAACCAGAAGGCGATCAACCTGGTCATCTCCATGATCGCTTACAACATCGAGCAGACAGCGTGGAGCAAATATGTCGTTCTACCCAACGCGCTGAACGGTCAGCGTATCAACAACGATCCCGGACAGGTACTGACCGACTTTTCAAAGACAGGGAACGGCATCAGGCGCATGGAGGGACAGCAGATCCCGACCGGCGCGTTTGGCATCATTGACACCATCACGAGCCTGACGCGGACGGTCACCGGCTCTTCCGAGGTTATGACGGGTGAAACGGCGGGTGCGAATATGTCCGGCGCGGCGATCGCGCAGTTGCAGTCGCAGGCGTTGCTTCCGGTCGAGGAACTGAAAGACACCTTCTGGAATGTCAAGAAGAAGCAGGGCAAGGTGCTGGCGCAGTTCTTCAAACTGTACTACACCGAAACGCCGTTCTTCTATGACGACGAGGAGCCGGACGTGGACGAGCATGGAAAACCAAAGACCGATGCGTTCGGCAATCCGATCAAAAAGACCGTCCGCCGCTCCGGATCGTTCAACAGCGCGGCATACCGGGAACAGGATATGGATGTCGTTGTTGAAACAACGGCAGGAACGAAATCCTCTGCCGCGGGCGATATTGCCGCTCTTGATCTGCTTCTGAACCACGGCGACATCAGCGCAAAGACCTACATCGAGATGTACCCGGAAGGCGCGCTCTCCAACAAAACCGAACTTGTCCGCAAACTCGGCGAGCAAGAGGCAAACGCGCTTGCTTCCATGCAACAGCAGGTGGCGCAGGATCAGCAGATGATCCAGCAGATGCAGGCACAAATCCAGGAGCAGAACGACACCATAAACAAGGTTTACGCTCTGATGAACGAGAACAAGCGGCTCAATGAAATGCTTGTAACGCTCTATCAGGAAGCGCAGGAAAAGGTGCAGTACGCCAACCAACAGATCGAGCAGGGCAACCAGAAGATCATGGAAACCACGCAGGACGCCACCGCGCTGGCGCAGGATCTTGCAAGGGCGCATGGGCTTTTGTAACGGTAACGACCGCATAGCGGTATGTTATAAATTCGCAGGAATAGCGTGAAAAATCCAAAAAAGAAAGGGACTCCGAATGGACACCGAAGAACTGAAAACAGCGCAAGCAAGCGAAGATACTGCCGGAACGGTCAATCAGGCAGAGGAGCAGGTCGGCACCGCTGATACCGGCAACCAACAGACCGATGTGAACGAGCAAACCGATACCAACGACGCGGATTTCTCCGATGACGATGCTGCCGGGAATGATCAGCCCGCGGAAAAGCCGAAGAAGGAGCCGCAATCGAGGGAACGGAATGCCGAGGAAGCCAGACGTCGCCGCGAGGCTGAAAAGCAAGAGGCGATCAAGAAGGCACGGGTCGAAGCCATCATTGAGGCTATGGGCGGAAAGAACCCGTACACCAACGCCGAAATGACCGATGCGGACGATGTTGAAGAATATCTCAACATGAAGAAGATCGAGAAGGACGGCAAAGACCCGATCGCGGACTACGCAAGCTGGACAAAGCAGCAGGCGAAAGCCCGCAAAGCAGAGCAGGAAGCGCAGGCGGCACAGGAAGCGAAAGCGCGGGACGATATTGAAGCGTTCCGCAAGGCGCATCCCGACGTTGACACAAACATCCTGTTCAAAGACGAAGCGTTCACCGACTACGCCGAAGGCAAGTTGGGGAACAGACCGCTCACGCAGATTTATGATGGCTATCAGAAACTCGTTGGCGGAGCGAGAAAGGCGGAACAGGAAAAAGCCGCCCAAGCGCTCGCAAATAGCCGGGCAACGCCCGGATCGGCACATACAAATGCCGCGACGGAAGCAGACTTCTTTTCTGCAGATCAGGTAAGAAGCATGACTCCCGCCGAGATCCACAAAAACTACGAAATCATCTTAAAATCCATGAGAAAGTGGTGATTCCGCTCTTTTCATGGTAGAAAGGACGGATTATTATGGCATCCGCATTTACTCAAAACTTCATTCCCGAACTGTGGCACGAGGCAATCTTCCGAAACCTCGAAAATGCACAGCGTTTCGCCGCCGACTGCACCAGAGAATTTGAAGGCGAGGTCAGAAAGTACGGCGACACCGTTCACATTCTCGGTCTTGAACCTATCACGGTTCGGGAAATTGACCTTGCCGGGAAGACCGACGCGCAGAGAAAGACCGCTCTTGAAAATATCCAGATCGAAGGCATCGGCGGCGTGGATGACACGCTCACCATCGACAAGATCGCGTACTTTGGTTTCAAAGTACAGGATGTTGACAAAAAGCAGGCACTCACCGGTCTGATGCAGACTGCATCGAAAGACGCTGCCTATCAGATGGCAGACACGGTTGACAAAAGGATTTCCGCCGTTGCCGCCGCTGGAACGGCAAACGTTGTCGATAAGACCTCTACCGCTGTTTCGGAGCAGAACGTTCTCAAGTTCTTTGACGAAGCGGTCGAAAAACTCCAAACGAACAACGTTCCTACCGAGATGGAACTCGTCGCCGTGATCTCTCCGCGCGCGCTCAAATATTTCAGATGGGCGCACATCGACCTTGACACGAACAACAGCGATTACCTGAAAAATGGTACGCTGGGACGCTACAACGGCGTTACTCTGAAACTGTCCAACAACGTTACAAAGGCACAGACCACCGCCGCCGGAGATACGGATGTTATCTCCCTGCGAACGAAACGCGCCATTGCCCTCGTTGAGCAGTTGAATGGAACCGAGACGCTCCGCGATCAAAATTCTTTTGCGGACATCGTTCGCGGTAAACTTCTCTACGGGACGAAGATCATTCGCCCCGCCGAACTGGTCAACCTCAAACTCAAGTACGCCTGACGCACGACGGCTTGAATAACTCCGAGGGGGCAGGGATGCCCTGTCCCCTCTTTCATGGAGGGAACTATGAAACTCGGAACCATCAAGATCGAAGCATTGAAGCTGATGTTTGCGAACAACGACGACGAGCTTTCGATTGATAACCATGACAACAATGACCCGAACGGGGTTGCTCCGCTTGATCTGACGGAAGCGGCGGCAGACCCGCAATACCGGGATTATCTGAATAACATGAACGGCTCGATCAACCGTTGCTTTTCCATTCTGGAAGCGCGGAAAGTCCTGCCGACCAAACGCGCGGTGCTGATCGAGGACGCCGCGCAGAACGAGTACGGAAAGGAAATTGACCTTTCCGCTATTGCTGACCTTGACGACATCCAGCGCGTGACCGTTCGCAACCGGAACGGCTATGCAACGGCGGTCGATTACGATACCGAAGCGGACACCATGATCCTGCCGACAGTCCGCGCCGGGGATACCGTTGCGCTGATCTACTATCCGCGCCTTTCCCGGCTTACGCAAACGGCAGACAACACGCAGGAGCTTCCGATCCCCGATAAGATCGCAACCATCATCCCGTACTACGTCAAGTATGACCTTTTCCGCGAGGATGACGAGAGCGAAGCAAACACGGCGCTGCGACGGTTTGAAGAGTCGCTCGCGGAGATCACGGAGCGGGCGGGATCGTATCAGAGCGCGGTGGATCATGTAGTCGGCTTTTGGGGGGATTGACGATGGCAAACCTCAAACAATTCAGAATGGGCGATTTTCGCGGGGTGGATTTTTCATCTTCCCCGCTGAACGCGTCCTATACACGCGCCGTTGCCGGGAAGAACTGGATCAACGAATACGGCGCGAACAAAAAGCGGAACGGCTGGGAGCAGATTCTCCCGAAACTCGGAGACAAAATCAACGGTATATTCCCGTATCAAGTGATGGATGGGATGGAAATGTTGGTGTTTACGGACAAGCGAGCGTTCCGCGTTTATTTTGAAAACGACGAGTGGGTTAGCGTGGATGTGTCCGATTCCGCCGGAGCCGAAACCTACGCGGCAAAGCTCCAATACGGAGATCTGAAAAACCTTGCCAACCGCAAACTGATGGCTGTGTACGGAAAGAACGGGATCTATATTCCGGCAGGCGGGTATTACTTCTATCATACCGGAAACAAAAAGCTCTACGAACTGAACGCATACTACCCCGAAATGACAGCGCAGACCGCATACGGAAACAGCGATATGATCTTTGTACCGACAACGACGATCAATATTTCTCCGAACGGGTATGCAAGCACATCTGAAACACTCGACAGCGAAAACCTGCTTATGCCGTACCGGATCAACAAGCTGATCGGGAAGCCGTTGGTTGAGAGTACGTCCATATCAGGGACGACATACTCTTTGACCTTCACGCTGGATAGCTCCATTCAAAACAACGATTATTATTTGGCTGATGACAGCATTCCTTCTGGAAGTGGAATCTCAACATCTGTCAGCGGAAATCGCATCACATTTTCAAAAAGTTCATCGAGTAGCGCATTGGACGGGCGTGAAATCACCGTTGTTTTCCGGTACAACAGCGCACTCATTTCAAGCACCAGCTTGATAGATCCGTTTCTGAATTTCTGCAATCTTTATCCTGATCTGGCGGTCGGCTCAAATCCTGTTTGCACGACCTTCGGAATCGCCGGATACTCCGATAGAATTTTCCTTGCAGGAAACGGACGAGGGAACCGGGTTTACTTCTCCGAAGAGGATGACTACACCTATTTCCCGCACGACTTCTATGCCGACATCGGAACGAGCGCAACGAAAATTACGGCGTTTCAGCGGCTCGCGGACGATACGCTTGCGATCTACAAGGAACAGAACGGAAACGATCCTGCTGTTTATTACATGACCGGGCGAAGGGACTACACCTACAATGACGACGGAACGGTCAAAAAGATCACGCCGGTTTTCTCCTTCTCCGCAGGCGCAACAACGGAAACCGCTGTCAATGCGTTTGTAACCGGGACGCTTTCCGGGGATAGCTTAATCACATCAAAGCATGGCGTTTATGCCATCGCGCTCACGGAGAATTACGCAACGAACACCAGAACGGCGCGGGAACGCTCCCGGCTCATCAACGCCCGCTTGCAGAACATGGATCTTTCCGAGGCGGTCAGCATCGTGTGGCGCGGGAAATACTATCTTGCCGTCGGCTCCGAGGTGTTCATTGCGGACGCAAACTTCAAGTGGCAGCCGAACGACGGCGAGTGGTGGCAGTACGAATGGTACTACTGGGATCACGTCCCAGTGCGCGTATGGGCTGTGATGAACGACACGCTGATGTTCGGTACAGAGGACGGTCGCCTTTGCGCGTTCGACGATGCCGACCTTTACAAGGACACGTTGCTGACGGATATTCAACCGGGGCAGATCACGGGCGACGATGATGTGATCGCGTTCTCTGACAGTCTGGATGACGTCATTCAGGACGGGAAAAGGGTTTACGTCAAAAACGACCTTTACCGTATATCCGCAAGCGTGAATCTTTCTCTTGCGAACGACGTTTTCTCGGTTGATCCGGGTAGCGGAGAAGATTTCATCAAGCTGGTAAACGAAGGCAGTTTTGTAGAACTTACAGACGATGACGAAACCAACACGCTTCCATTTACCGTTGAGGCGGTAGATCGGGTAGCAAAGACGGTCGATTTATCCGGCTTTGATACAGAGTATTTTGACGGCTCCACGCACTACACGGCAAGATTGTTTGAACCTTTGGATGGGAAAACGCTTTACATTGTGGGTACGGAAAAAGCACAGGGAGGCGGTGGAACGTTCCAGCTTGCATGGAATCCGGACGGCGAATCCCCGATTGATATTGAACCGAACCCGAATGCTACGGGAAACACCCCAAGCATGGCGGTTTACGATGAGATCGCCGTTTCAGCCGAGTGGAAGACGCCCGTGTTCGATATGGGAACGAACACCCACCGAAAAACGCTCCTGCGGCTGACGATCAGCGCGGACAACGTTCTGGAAGGCACGTTGCAGTTTGGCTACGAAACGCGGCAGAACGCATCCACGAGAATGGCGAAAGGGATTCAGTTCTTTACATTCGACGCGCTCGATTTCGCAAACTTCACGATCGATATGCCGTTTTCGTCGTCCTATACGGTGCGGGCGCGGGAGCGCGGGTTCAACTACATCCAATTCTATTTCAAGTCGGAAAGCCCGACAAATTGCGTGGTCAATGATCTGACCGCGACCTACCGCATCATTGCGGAGAACAGGGGGGTTCGATAATGGCAAAAATTCAAAAAACAACCAGCGCGGAGCGGCAAGCCATCAGCAGGCGGTCTGTGCTTCAACTTGCGGATAGGCCGTCCGAATACGGGCAGAAACCGTCGGACATCAAAAACGCGATCGCTATGCCGGTGTTTGGAGAGCAAAACTCTGCACTTGCGGTTCTTGACCGCGTTGTGGATGATCTGAACACGCTTCTGAACGGTGATACCACAAGCGATCCTGCGTTGCAGACGACCGCGCAGGCGCTCATCGGCGCGATCAATGAACTGCGCGCAAAGCTGACGAGCGCGGAGGCAGGCAGTTATACCGAGTTGCAGACCACCGCGCAAACGGTTCTGGAAGCGGTCAACGAACTGAAAAATGATCTCGACGCAGAAACGACCGGCAGACAGCAGGATGTTTCCACGCTCCAAGAACAGATCGGCGCGGAAGAATCTTCCCGTGTGACTAATGACGACTACCTGCAGGGACAGATTGGCGATCTGGAATATGCTCTGCAAGAAGCTGTTTCCGACCTTCAATCTGCTATCGCATCCGCTGTAGCACCAAAGGTTGATAAACTGACCGGTCTGGAAGTCCCGTCCGTGTACGTGGGAAACCCGAACGGAACTCAGTCAAGTCTTCCTGTTAAGGAAGCAGCGCAGGGCGGTTCAATTCCTGTTAGAGATGCTAATGCAAACATCAGAGTTGGAGACGCAACAGAAAGCGGTCACGCGGTCAATCTCGGTATGGCTCGCACTTTGATTCAAGAACAAATCGGCAGAGTGTATAAACCTGCTGGAAGCATCAGCTTTGCCGAGCTGATTAACACCGTCGATTTGGATGAATCAAATCTCGGTAACATCTACAACATCCGAAACGCGTTCACCACCACTTCCGACTTTATGGAAGGCGCCGGTGTAAGTTACCCGGAAGGCACGAATGTTGGCGTTGTCCAAGACGGCGTAAATTACTACTTCGACGTGTTCGTAGGGCAAAACGATCTGTCCGGGTATGCGTATCTTGAAGCTGAAAGCAACTCTTTTTCAGGCGACATGGAAGTCGGTGGTGATCTGCAGGTGTATGGCGACCTTCTGAACATCAACGGACACACTTACATCAACACCGACGATCAAGCAACTGCCGCTGAAATGGCAGAAATCCTTGCAGTTTTATCCTGAATTTGCGTACATTGTACGTGTTTCAAATTTGAAATGAATTAAGGAGGACATTAAAATGTCTTATATTTCCGCAGCACAAGCAAAACAGATCGCACAGAAAGCGGTCGATAATCTCAAAGACGGTACTCTTGTACCGAAACTTGCCGACAACTTGACTCCCTACACCGAAGATTCCGGTACTACCCAGACGCAACCCTTCTTCCTCGAAGGAACAGCAACTGGCAACGGCGAGTCCAGAGTTGACGCAAAGCAAGTCCCGGCTTATGCTTTCTTGCAAGAGAAGCGCGGCAACATGGTTTGTGTGAATCAGTTGGCAAAAGAAATAAACAGTACAAACTGGACATCTGGGGATAGCACAAAGGGAACCGTGTCATTTAACGGCAATGAAATCACATATACTGTTATTACACCCGGTGATAGTTATTCAAATGGTATCAGGTGTTATACTGGTATTTTTGGAAGATTAAATCACACATACTTATTACTTGGTGAGTTCAAAAGTAATAAGAATGGTGTGAGAATTGGCGTTGATGTTTTTAACGTTACACTTGCTTATCAACCTTTTGCGACTTTAACTACTTCCTATCAGGTCTATGGAACACTTATAACTGGAAGTAGTGATTCTGCATCAAGTACCGCTATGATTATTTGTACAAGATTAGCGGACAATATTGAATCGGGCGATAGTTTTTCTTCTAAAAACGTTATTCTTGTCGATCTAACTCAATGGTTCAACGGCAACATCCCCGCTTATCTTCTTTCCCATCCCGAAGCATTCGGTCGGTATTACAAAGGTTCTCTTGCGTATGAACCGGGCAGACTTGAACCTGCGACCGGCAGATACCTTACAAGCGATGGACGGAATATCTGGGATGAAGAGTGGGAATTAGGATATATCGATAACCAAGGAGTTCCACAGAGTTCAAATTCTTATATTCGTTCAAAAAATTATATTTCAGTCAGCTCAATTACTGAATATTTTTTACGAACAGAAACAAATGCAATGTATTTTACTGAATACGATGCTGAATATAATTTTATTAAGCAAACGTACAAGGTTAATACAACAATTACCACCCAATCTAATACTGCGTATGTTAAGTTTTATATGGGCGGCTCTTACGGCACCACTTACAAAAACGACATCACCATTTCCCGGTACTACCCCGGCGAATCCGGCTACGACAAGTATTACCCGCATGAAGTCCTTGCGACGATTGACACGGGGACGGAATCGCTGTATAGCGTAGGTACTGTGTATGACAGCAAAGTTCCTAGCGGCTTGATTACGAGAAGGATTGGAAGTTACACGTTTACGGGAAATGAAACGTGGACAAAAAATTCAAACGGTTATCAATCGTCTATATCAGGTTTTAGCGATTTGGTAAAAAGACCATCAGCCAACAATGTGATATTTTCAAATCAAATAAATTCTGCTGGCTTGAAAGGAACATCTCCGGATAGATTATATGTTGGAACAGAGGTAAGCGGCATTGGCATTGCTACAAACGGGGATGTTTGGATAGGCAGTGATGATTATGCAAACATTTCTACGTTGACCGGCAAAACCATTTATTTTGAACTTGCCGAACCCACTACCGAGCAAGGCACTCCTTTCCAAGAGAACGTCCCGATTGACGACTTCGGTCAACTCTCTTGGAGCGATACCGATGTCCCGCAAGGCAACCAGATTTTCTATCCCGTTGACTACAAGGCGTATGAAGATACGCTCATCAAGTACACCGACGGTGATGCGACGAGTCTGGCATTGAAAGGTGAACTTGCAAGCGGCGATCCGCAAACGCTCAAAGGATTAGTTGATTATGTCAACGGAAAAATTCCTGCTGCGCCGACTACTGACGGTACATACGATCTTGTTTGTACGGTTATGAATGGAGAACCGACATTCTCGTGGGTTGCGAGAACGTAACTTATAAAAATCAAACAGAAAGAAGGGCAAAAAAATGGCAAAGAAAATGTTGATCGTCGTGTTCCTGCTCCTGCTTGCAATCGGCGTAACGATTGCGATCCCGACCGTTACCGCACACGCGGACGAACCGGAAACTATGCCGGATGAAACGCCCGCTGAAACAACCGCAGAACCCGAAGAGCCTCCTCCCGGCGTGGAGGTTGCGGAGAGCGAAAAATTTGATACTCTGGAATGGCTGAAAAAGGAACTTCTGCCGGACGCCGCGTCCGCGATCATCCTGTTTGTGACCATGTGGATCAGTACGCGACCGCAGGCGCTCAACAACAACGCGCTTGCCCGGCAGATGATCGCATACTCGCAAACGATGGGCGTAAATAAGGAAACCACAGAAAAGCAGATCGCAGAAATTATGAAGAAATACGAGCTGCTGAAATCCCAGTTTGAGAATGCGGTTGGCGTGATCGAAGCATATAAAAATGATATTCAGAACCTGATGGCGCAAAACCGCGCACTCGCGGAAGCAATCGCGCTTGGCTTCGGAAACAACACCGAGCTTGTAAAGAAAGGGACGGCGGAAACCATCTGCAAGCTGTTGGAACCCGCGAAAGAGGTAACGAAAGATGACGAAAAAGTTGCTTAAACTGTATATCGGCTCCTTTCTCGTTTCCGTCCTTCCGCTTGTTGTCCTGCTCATCTTCCGTTGGGACGCTTACGTCAAGAGCGTCCCGGCGGGGGCGCTCCGGCTCACGATCGCCGGGGTCATCGCGGTTGTCGTTCTGCTGTTCAAGATCACCGGGCATCTGCATATCAAGTCGCATTTTGTGTGGTACGTCGGTCTTGCGCTGTTCTTCTGGCTGATCAAGTCGCTTGCAAACGACCTTTCGCTTGTGTTTATCTGCGCGGCGGTCGGTGAAGGGATCGACGAGATTTTCTTCCAGACAGCGATCCGGAAAGAGCGGCAGCAACGCGATATGGAGAAGCAGGCGCAGATCATCATAGACCAAATGGGAAAGGCTGGTAACACGTAATGAACGAGAAGTTCAAGGGCTTTGTCCGCAACTACTTCTATACGCTTGTCGCGTTCGGCGTTGCGCTTGCCTATGTTTTCGTAGGGTTTGTGACCATTGACCGGACAGGAAAGAGCGTATGGCAGATTTTTGCCGATGGCATTGTCATTATGATCCTGGGGATCATCATTGATATGCTGTTCGGGGCGCAGGGCATCCAGAGCGGAAGGCAGACAGATACCGTTCGATCGAGCGAAGAAAAGTATGAGAATATCATCAAAAAGGTTCGCCCGTACTCCGACCGGATGCAGGAGTTTTGCGACAGAAAGAACGCAGAGGCACTTGCAACCGCGCGTCAGCAGATTCTGATGGAAAGCGGATACCGATATGCCGACTACTTTGAACCGGACGGAACGCTGAAAGCGTTTTACGCGATCCCCGGAGAAGATAAGAAAGACAGAAAACGAAGATACCGCTCCTACAAAAAGGCGCGGGACTTCAAGGTGACAATGCTGACCGTCCCTCTGCTGACGTCGGACAGCAATGCAACGAAAGACCCGAACGCAATGGGGCGGAGCGTTTCCCGGTTCATGGCATCGCAAACGCGAAAGGATGTGTCGTCCAAAATCTTTTTCTCCCTGTTCTGGGGGCTTTACGGCGTTAAGATTCTGCAAGACATCTCCTGGGAGAACCTGATCGGCACAACCTTTCAGGTAGCCCTGCTGTTGGGCATTGGTACCATGAAATTCATCACAAGCAAAATGTATATCACGGGCGAGTACCGCGACCGTGTTGAAACCAAAAATCGGCTCTTGGAAGAATTTTCTTTGAGTCTTGAAACGGAGGGGAAAGAAGATGGCGCTGAAAAGAGGGAATAAACGGTATTTAGATATATATACCAACCTGACAGACTCCCAATTTGGCGATTATGAAAATCGGGATTATGTGCAGGATGACATTGCGGAAGCCGCATGGAAAAAGGAAATTGAAAATTTTAACGGTCCGATTGCACCGGGATCACATGAAAAATTCATCGAACAATATAAGAATGTTTATCCAAAAAATTCGAGTAAATATGTTGGAGATACATTCACACCTTTCGCAAATTCTCCTTATGAAGAAAGTGTTGCTTATGCACTTAATCAATACATAAAAAACAAACAAGCTCAATCTGTTCAGCAACAGACCGAGCAAAAGCCATTTGTCAATAAAGCTCGGCTTAACAACCTTTTCGATGCGTATCAGAAGGCACAATCTCTCGCTGACGCGGCGGCGGTGGGCGCGTCGAAAGGTTTGGCTAACACGACAAATACTTCCAACCCCGTTCCGACTGTTCCCACCGTTCAGCAGGAGCAACGGACGGTTCTGGATGAGCAGAAGAACATGGCTGACGCGTCGGCAAACGCATCCTATCAGCGTATGTTGAAGTATCTCCCTCAACTTAACAAGGATCGCGGATATGCCGGTCTTGGGATCAGCGAAGCAACGAAAGCGGAAGCATGGAATGACTATCAGACGCGGTTGGCACAGCTTGCTATGGGTTATGCCGCAGCAGAGAAATCCGAAGCGACAAGTCAGATCGCTATGAACTATCTGTCGGAAGAGCTTGGCGCGGCAAAAAGCGAGGAAGAAGCACAGGAAATCATCAACCGCTACCGTGGTCTTATCACCGACTCCGATATTCAGTTGCTCAATGCTGCTATGGGTAGCAGGAACTGGGCTGATCTGTATAAACAAAATGCCGCAACCGCCGCGCAGAACGAACTCTACACGAGCCTTGCGAATGCCGGTTACAATGCGAACGGCGGAGTTTCGTTCAACGCAAACAAAACGAACAGAGACGGATGGTGGGGTGCAAGCAAATGGGTTCCCGGAGACGGATTTTCCGTGAAAGACGCATCGGGAAACAAATACAATGTTGAGATTGCGGAAGTCTATCAATCCGGGGACGGAAAGATCAATGATGCCGCCTTGCAATATGCCGTAAACTCTGCCGATACAGGCGACGTTTTCAGATACGGAAACGACCTTTATATGGTGCGAGATGTGGTAAGAAACGGAGAACTTACCCGTGATGTTTACAAACTGAAACAATCCGGCGGCAAAACACAAGAGTTTGGCGACCTGATGCGGCTTTACAAACAACAAAGCGAACTTTCATAAAAGGAGCAGACTATGGCTATTTACGATCCGAATAAAAAGAACGAGGAAGTTAAAGAGGAAAACGGTTTTTTGCCTGCCGTTGCAAAAGGGCTTTCGACGGTAAACGATGTTATTGTTCGGATGCAAAAAGGCATGGCGAGCGGCGTTGAAGGAATTGGCGATTTTGCGCTGAACTTTTCCGGTCTTTTTGGAAATCAAGAGTATAAGGATTGGGTGAAGAAGCAAGTCGCAAAGGATAATTCTGAAAACATTGATAAAGTCATGTTTGACAACTGGGTTACGAACCCGGTGAGTCAGTTGTACGGGTTTCTTGCAGACAAGGCGGAACAATCCGGCAACAAAGACTTGGCAATGATTTTGCGGGCTAACAGCAGATCTGGTGCAAATGAACAATCCTACATTACCGGATCTGGTGCCGAACAATACATTGACCCTGTTCTTCAATCTCTTGGCGGAATGCTTTTGGATGCTGCAATCGGTGCTGGTGCAGGATCTGTTGCCGGGGCGATTGCCGGGAAAACAGGATCGACAGCGGCTGGGGTTGCAAATGCGGCGGCGAAGGCGAAGCAAGTAACAGGTCTTGCAACTCTCGGTGTTCGCTCTGCCGGAAACGCGACCGGGGAAGCGTATAAAGACGGCGCGTCCTACGGTCGCGGTACTCTTTACGGTATTGCACAGGGCGCAACCGAAGTCGCAACGGAGATGATGTTTGACTCTCCGATCAACAAAATTTACAATTCCGGCTTTCTTCGTCCTGTTGCAAGCACGTTTGGAGGCAAGGTTGTTAAAGGATTGGCTGGTGAGGCTATCGAGGAAGTGGCATCCGAACTTGCAAACCCGCTTGAAAAAGCGATCTACAAGGGAAAAGATGCGCTCAAAGAATACGGCGAGGGCGACTACTGGAAGGGCGTAGGGCTTGCAGGTGCTTCCGGTGCATTGACCGCCGGAATTGTCGGTACTGCTACCGGCTCTTATTCCCATGCAAACATGGCATCGGAGTTTATCAACGACGCGCAGACCGAGATCGCCAAACGCTCCAACCAGGATGCTGCCGGGAAACTGACCGCCGAAAAAGAAGCGGCATCGAATAAGAAGATCCAATCCTATATGCAAGCCGCCGAGAAGAATTTGACAAAGATGAGCGAGGCAAAGCGCGCCGACTTTTTCGCAAAGAACGCAGGTGCTTCCGCCATCTTCACAGAGGACGGCAAAATCCGCCCGGAATTTGCGCGGAAAACGTGGGGCGGTCAATCCGCCTCCGAAACCGCGAACGGCGCACAGGCGCAGAATGCGGGGCTGTCCGATGGTCAAAAACGGTATGTTTCCGTCAACGCCCGTTATGACGGCGAGAGAGCGACGAACGCGGTAAAGGCGTTGCAGGACGCGCTTGACAAGCAGGGTAAGGGCGAGACCGCCGAAATCTATTCCGGCGAACTGTCGAGCGAGCAGGAAGAAACCTATGCCGTTGCAAAGCGCATTGTCAACAACCTCAACCAAACGACGGGTGACGACATGGCTTTGATCGTGGTCGGCGGCGAAAACGATTTCAACGCTCTCAACGAGAAGAACGGGAACGCGATCCTGATCTCCGAGAAAACGCTTGCAAAGACGCACGGCGCTGTGGACGCGCTCGCAAAAATCCTGTTTGAGGAAGCGACCCACTCCACGCAGTCCACAAATGCGGCTGGGCAGTACATGAGCGCGGGGTATGCCGGTCTTTTCTATGAACTTGCAACCGGAAACAGCGCAACGATGGAAGCCATTACCGCGCGGCTCTTGGCTGACGGGAACGGATACGGCTTTACGCAGGAGATGTTGGAAAGTATTGAAAGTAAACTTGACAGCAGAGAGAACCTGACCGAAGACGAAAAAAAGATGCTTGACCGCATCAACGAAAAAGCCAAAAAAAGTGAAAAACTGACAGAAGAAGAAAAAGAACTTCTTGATCGGGTGACTTTGACCGCAAAGGAGCAGGAACTCCTTGACGAGATTGGCGCGCAAACTGTTGGCGAAATCCTCGGCGGAAACAAAGAGATCGTCGAGAAGTACGCGAGCAACAAGAACGCCGCAGAGAAGATCCTCGGTGTTTTCGGGAAAATCAAAAAAGCCCTCTCCCGCGCGACGAACAAGACGGCGAGAGCCGAACGCGCCCGCGTGGAGAGAGTGGAAGGAATGCTCTTGAACGCCCTTGCCGAAAAAGGTTTGACCTACCAAAACGGCAAGGTCATTTCCGCGCGCCCGCCTGAGGAAAAGGAAAATACCGCAGAGGCGGTGGATGATGAAGCCGTGCGGTTTTCTAAAACAGACTCTCTTGGAAACGTCCTGACCGATGCACAACAGAGGTACTTTGAAAACAGCAAGGTGCGGGACGAGAACGGAAGATTGCTCGTAATGTATCACGGAACATCAAGAAATTTTAACACTTTTTTGCGCTCAAAGATGGGTAAAAATGGGTTGAATTTGGGAGAAGGTTTCTATTTTACGCCAAATAAATCACAAGCGGAGCGATATACAGAGGGGAAAAACCCGCGTATTATAGAGGCATATCTCAATATCAGAAATCCTCTTTCCAGAGAAAATTCTTTGAGCAAAAACAAGGATGCAATGGACTTTCTTCGCTCCGTCCTTTCAGAGCATAGCGCGGACTATATTGACGATATGAGCGAAGGACTTGTTGGTTCCATTGAATTGATTAAAGAATATGTTGAAAAGACGGGAGAAGGCGTTGACGAAATTTTGAAACGCTTTGGGTATGATGGCATTGATGCAATAAATACCTATGTTATTTTCGACAGCAATCAGGCGAAA